GCTGCGGTTGCTGCTGTTACAGGTACAGACTTAGCAACTGCTTTATTCTCAGCTGCTGAACAGATGGATATTAATAACCTTCCAGAAGAGGATCGTTACTGCGCTATTGACCCAACTAACTACTACAAGTTAGTACAGAATACAACTGTTATTAACAGAGACTTTGGTGGTCGTGGTGCATACGCAGAAGGAGAAGTCCTTAAGGTAGCTGGCATCCACATTGTTAAATCTAATCACTTACCTAAAACAAACAGGTCAGCGACAACTGGAGAGAACAATACATACCACGCTAACTATACTGACAACATTGGTCTTGTATTTAACAAGCAAGCTGTTGGTACAGTTAAGCTAATGGATCTCAAGATGGAGCAGACAGGAGCAGACATCCACGCTCTCTATCAAGGTACATTCATGGTTGGTAGCATGATGCACGGAAGCGGAGTCTTACGCCCAGACTGCGCAATCGAACTCTATGCAGCTAACTCATAAGCCGTTAATATAAGGGGGTAACACAACCCCCTTTATTCTTATGCCATACGGAAAAGGAACTTACGGCTCTAAGGTAGGCAGACCTCCTAAAAAGAAAAAGAAAAAGAAAAAGTAAATGGCTCGCAAAAAAAATGTACGCCTAAAAATGGGCAAACATAAGAGCAGATCGGGTGGCTTGACAGCTGCTGGTAGAAAAAAGTACAACAAAGAAACAGGTTCTAATCTGAAAGCACCGCAACCTGGAGGAGGCAAAAGGAAAAAATCTTTTTGCGCCAGGATGAAAGGTATGAAAAAGAAAAGAACATCTAGCAAAACAGCTAGAGATCCTAACAGCAGGATCAACAAAGCCCTTCGCAAATGGAAGTGTTAACTATGGCAAAAAAGAAAGGACTCTACGCAAACATTCACGCAAAGCGTAAGAGAATAAAAGCTGGTAGTGGAGAGAAGATGCGTAAGCCTGGAGCTAAAGGCGCACCTACTGCTGCTAACTTTAAGCGTGCAGCAAAGACCGCTAAGAAAAGGAAGAAGAAGTAATGACAGCACGAACTAGCTTTCTTGATGCAGTAAACAGAGTTCTGCAAATGCTTGGAGAAGCACCTGTTAATAGCTTGCAAGGCCAGTTTGGTCTAGCAAAGCAAGCAGAGGTTGCATTAAATGATGTAAGCAGAACAATACAGACAGAAGGTTGGTCGTTCAATACAGACCTAGAGAAAAAATTGGAACGGAACTCGTCTAACGAGATAGAGTTATCGAGTAATGTAAGTCGAGTTGTAGTTGATAATTTGGAATACCCAGACATAGATGTAGTGCAACGAGGAGACAAGTTATACGACAGAAAAAATAATAGATATACATTTGACGAAGATTTAATAGTTGATATGACAACCATTCTTGAGTGGGATTTACTCCCCGAACACGCAAGGCAATATATAACTATTAAAGCAGGAAGGCAATTACAGGAAGCGATTATTGGTTCTGCCGAACTAACTAAGTTAAACCTGACACAGGAAGTAGAGGCTCGTAGTGCTTTCTTAGAAGAAGAAACAACTAAGTCAGAACACAGTATGCTGCGTGGACATCTTAATAGAACTAGCCCTGTCAATACTTACATACCTTCTCGCACACTTGAGCGTTAACTATGCCACTAATCAGTAGCTCTATTCCTAATCTTATTAATGGAGTAAGTCAGCAACCAGCAGCGTTACGCCTGGCATCACAGGCAGAAGAGGTAATTAACTGTATGCCTAGCCCTGTTGAAGGCTTAAAGAAAAGGCCACCTATGCAACACATAAAGAAATTGTTTGCAGGATCAGCTGGAACTGGTAGGCCATTCACACACATTGTTGATAGAGATGGTGTTATTAGATATTTAATTTTTATACAAGATAACGCTATAAAAGTATTTGATTTAGATGGCAATGCACAGACAGTATCTACACCTAACGGCACTAGCTATTTAAATATTACAGGAGAACCTAGCTCTACATTTAGGGTTGCTTCTATTGCTGATTTTACATTCATAGTAAACAGAGAAAAAACAGTTGCCATGGATACTACAAATAAGTCATATAACTGGGGTACAAAGTCAATGGTATTTATAAAATCTGCTGACTTTTCTACCACATACAGAGTTAAATTAAATGGCACAGAAAAGAGCGTGACTACTGGTAACTCTCAAGGTTCTGCTCCTGATACTGTAACGATTGCTAATGACCTGGCTACACAGTTAAATACTATATCTGGTTTTACTGTAACTAGCACCGACTACATAATTAGGATTACTAAGGATGATGGTGGCGATTACACGTTAGAAAGTAGCGACACAAAAACAGCAGATGCAACGTCAGCAATAAAAGGAACAGTAGATAGTATTACTGACTTGCCTACTATTGCAGAGCATAACTTCACAGTAAGAATACAAGGGTCTGCTACTACTGCTTTTGATGATTACTTTGTTAAGTTTGAAGCTACAGCTGGTAGTGGTTTTGGTCCAGGTGTATGGAGAGAAACTGTTGCGCCAAACATTGACCACTTGTTAGATAAGTCAACAATGCCGCATACCTTAGTAAGAAATGCTAATGGTACTTTTACTTTTGCGCAGTTTAACTATACAGGCCGTGTAGCTGGAGATACTACAACTGCACCTAACCCTACTTTCGTAGGTAGTAAAATAAAAAACATTAACTTGTTTAGAAACAGACTTGTATTTCTAGCAGATGAAAATGTTATCTTATCTGCTGCTGATTCATTTGAAAGATTTTTTCCAGAGACAGTACAAACCTTATTAGATTCTGACCCTATAGATATTAGCTCTGGCGGTACATCAGTTAACTTTTTAAACAGCAGCCTGGCTTTTGCAAATACATTGTTGTTGTTCAGTTTGCATGGACAGTTTAGATTAGATACTGGTTCAACAACTGTAGGTACATCACTTACACCAAAGACAGCAACAATTACTGCAATAACTACATTTGATATTGTCGATGCTATTGACCCCATAGGTGTTGGTCGAACTGTTTATTTCGGCATACCTAAAGGAGACTTTAGTGGATTGAGAGAATACTTCTTGCCTGACGCTAGTGGGCCAATACCTTTATCAGAAGAAGTAACATCTTCAGTACCTAGATTTGTACCAGGCAATTTAATTAGTATGTCTCCTTCTGTATCAGAAGAAGTAATAACAATGATTAGTAAAGACCAGCCACGCAGGGTTTATATCTATAAGTTTTTCTTTGATGATGACCAGAAGCTACAGTCATCTTGGTCGTATTGGGAGGTTGCTGCAAACAAAACATTATTAGGTGGTAATGTTTTAGATAGCGACTTATATACTTGTGTCGAATATTCAGATGGAGTTTACTTAGAAAAGACACAGCTTAGACCTGAGACTGTAGATAGTGGTACAGAGTTTGAGATATTGCTGGATAGAAAAACTACAGAAGCTGCTTGCTCTACATCTCTTATAAACTCAGGTGCATTAGGAGTACAGACTGTAATTACATTGCCGTATCCTATGTCGGGTACAGGAACTATGGCAGTAGTAGGTAGGTTTGCTTCTAACAATACTATTGCGCACGGACAAGTTATAAAAGCTACAGCCGAAACTCTTACAGGTGGAGCTAGTGGTAATGGAACTATGACTGTTCCTGGAGACTTAAGTAGTGCAAAGTTTTTTGTAGGAGAAATATATAATATGACCTATGAATTTTCTACACCATATCTTAAAGAAACACCTCCTGGAGGAGGTTTGGCCGTATTGGCTAACCCAAGACTACAGCTACGAACCTGGAGTATTGTGTTTGATGAAACATCTAACTTCTCTATGAAGATTACACCAGGGCAAAGAGATGAATTAACTTATCCTTTTAACGGATACAAAATAGGTAGTGGTCAGTTCCCAATAGGTACACCTTCTCTTGCTACAGGTAGGTTTAGAGTTCCTGTCATGGCGCAAAACATAGAAACAAAAATTGTACTCTTCAGTGATTCTCCGTTACCCTGTAGGGTACAGTCAGCAGAATGGGAAGGATGGTATCAAGAACGAGCGAGAAGGCTATAAAGTTATTTAGTCGGCCAGCGACTATAAATGATGTAGCTTACATTGCTGCACACATGAGAAAAGAAGATCGAGAGGAGTGTTTTGCTAACTCAGGAAGCAGTCCGATACAGTCATTATTTGAAGGATATTTTACAAGTAAGCCTTGTATGACTACATTTAGTAGGCATGGATACCCTATAGCGATGTGGGGAGTTAGTAAGGTATCTGACATATCTGCATCAATATGGATGCTTGGCTGTGAAAATATGCTTAAAGATACTAGAGACAAATACGAGTTTTTAAGGCAATCTAGGATAGAATTAAAAAAATTACAAAAACTTTACCCTGTTTTGTACAACTATATTGATGCACGAAACACAGTTCATCTAAGATGGTTGTCATATATGGGGTTCACTATCATAAAAAAACACGAAGTTTTTGGTTATGAAGGCCTACCATTCTATGAATTTGTGAAGATTTAATTATGTGTGACGCTATTACTGTTGGTATTGTTACAGGACTTATGAGCGTAGGTCAGGCTATTGCTGCCAACGCTGCCCAAAATGCAGCGATAGATGCAGCTAATTTAAGTGACCAGTTTCAGTATGAATTTAATATGCTCTCTGCATCTAATCAGAGACAGTATGAAGCCAACCAGGAAACACTAAGAAACGAACAGATGTTTCAAAATCAAGAGTTAGCGTTAATAGCAGAAGCAAATAAGATGAATGATGCAAACTTAAAAATAAGACAGTTACAACAAAAAGCAGCACAAGAAACAAGAGAAGCAGATTTAGAAGCTAAGAGGCAAAAAGGTTCGATACTA